GTAACTCCTTCTGCTGGTGGATACCACGTTGCTCAGCAGACTGTCTCTGCTCCACTTTCTGGTTATGGTGGGTCAATCTCAAAGACTATCACTGGCGCACAGGGAAATACATTCCTTGTAGTTGATAACGCTGACGGTCTCTTCGTTGGTCAAGTTGTTGCTGGTACAGGAGTTGCAACTAACGCAACAATCACAAGCGTATCTGGAACAACAATTAACCTTAGCCTTGCTAACACAGGTGCTGTTTCAGGAACTGGAACATTTGCTCATTCAGGTATCTTCAACGGTGCATGGCGCCGTGTCTCTGCAACATTTACTGGTCTTCCAGCATATGCAGCAGGTCTTACTGCAAAGTGGGCTTATGTTGGATTCTTGATTCCAGCAAATACAACAATGCAAATTGATAACGTTCAAGTTGAAGTTGGCGCATCTGCAACAGCATGGCGTCCACCAACATACGAATACGGCATGGGTCTTAAGATGATTTCGACTACTGCTGATAGCCAGAACATGGAAGCATCACACGACTGGGTTAAAGCAGTTCCTGGAACACAATACACAGGTTCTGTTTATGCATGGGCATGGAAAGAATACCGTGCTGCATCTGCTTACCTTGAGTTCTACGATGTTGACCAAAACATTATCAGCACACGAACTGTAGGAAGTCCTCTATTTTTACCTACAACAAACTTAAAGATGGGTTCTACAGGTAACCTCAACGCTACTCCAGGAAAGCGTCTTCAAGTAACAGCAACAGCCCCAGGAACAGCAGCATATGTACGCTTCGGTGTGCAGATGGTAAATGCTGCTAACAACAACACTGGTGGCGCTGAACCTGAGTTCTACTTATTAAATGCTCAACTAGAAGTTGGCTCTGCACCAACCTATTACAAGGATGGAAACTCTGCTGGCTTCACATGGGCTGGAGAAGCACACTACTCAACAACAATGACTGCACCTCTCGTTGCAGCCAAGGGTGGTGGAGGTGGAGGAACTTATAACTCTAACCTTCGTTTCTGGCAGTTCGGTCTTCCTGGCGCTAATGCTGGTGGACACGCTGCAACTAACTCAGCAACTGCTCCTACATATGCAGGTGGCGGTGCTGGTGCAGGTTCTGCAGGATTCAACGCTATTTCATACTCAGCAGTTGAAGGCGCTTCAGGAACAACAACTGGTTTCGCTTCAACAGGTTCAACCATGCTTCAGAATATGCAGCAACTTGGTAACCTTGGTGGATATGCAACTACATCATCTAACGTAAATATTCCTACTTATGGTGGAGATGGTGGTTACGGAATTAATATTGATGGTTCAGGAACACTTACATCAACACACGTTGGTGGCGGCGGAGGCGGCGGCGGATGGAATACATTCGCACAAGGCGGTTTCAACAACCCAGGACGCGGAAACGCTGGCGGAGGTAAGGGTGGACATACATACCTTGCTTACCTAACAAACCCTGGTGGAGGTCTTATTACAGACGTCTACGCTCGTGGTCTTGATGCTGCTCCAGGAACTGGTTCTGGTGGTGGTGGTGCTGGTTCAAACGGTTCTAACTCACCTTTGACACTTGCTACACACTCAGCCTCACAGTTCATCAACTTTGAAGGTAACGCTCAGAGTGATATGTACCGCTGGACCCCTGTATATAACTGTACAACTCTAGTAACTGCATCAGCAGCAAACTATGGAACCTATGGTCTTCGTGCAACAGCACAGGATGCAGGAAATATGAAGGTAATTACTTCATGGACTGACTTCCCAATTATGCCTCGTACACAGTTGTTCTTCTCAGGATTTGGTTTCCGTTTGAACGCATCAGCGTCAAACCCAGGAACACCAAACATTGGAACAAAAGTTGGTCGCCCAACAATTATCTGGTTGGATATCAACAAGAATGTTATCCGTGAGGACCGTCCTACAGTTTCAGTAACTCTCGTTGCTAACGCATGGACATCAGCAACAGTGACAAATATGCAGACATGGCAGCCACCATTGGCTCCTGCAAACGCTGCATACTTCCAAGTTGCAGTTGAATTGCTTGCAATGTCTGCTGGTGACTTTGTTGATATTGACTTCAACACAACACAGTACTACCCATATTATGCTACTGGTGGAAACGGTGGAGACGGTACTGTTATCCTTCGCTACACCGAGAAGTTCACAGCGTAAGGTAAAGGAGAAAACTAATGAAGAAATTTGCTCTAGTTGGAGGTAACAAGGTTGCTAACATTGTTGCCGCTGAAAGTGAGTCAACTATTGGACCAATTGCAGATGCTTTTATTGTAATTGATATCACTGATATGCCAAATCCACCATCTGTTGGGTTTGAGCGTCGTCCAGATGGCACATTCATTCCAGAACTTCCTTTAGAGGCTAAGGCTTCTTGGGGAGTAGTTGTAGAAGAAGAATCTGCTACAGCACCAAAGGCTTCTTCAAAGAAGAAGGCTTCAGACGAAGAAACACCTGCGGAGGAATAAATAATGCCAATTACAATGTCCCCAGTAGTGCTTACAGCATCTCAAGATGCTTACATCACTCAGGGTGTAACTGCTAGATTACAGACTCTTAGCGGCGCTGCTGCTACAGGCTCTGTGACAGTGAGCGTAATTGATTACCCAGTAACTGTGCTCTCAAGCCAATCTGGTGCTTCAACAATTACATTCTCAAACGTTCCAGCAGGATATGCCAACACATGGTGGGTAGAAGTATCTAACCGTGGTTCAAACACTGTTACATTCTCAGGAGTTACATGGGATGGTGGCTCAGCCCCAACTCTACAGACAACTGGAAAGACAGTTCTTGAGTTCTACAGCCGCGATAGTGGAACATCTATCTACGGACGGGCACGCTTCCTAAGCATTGCCTAATCTCTTATAAAGTCAAAGCCCCCGTGTTAAAACGGGGGTTTTTTCTTTTTTACGATAGTATTTTCATATGAAAGTATGCGTATACACAATAGCCTTGAATGAAGAACAGTTTGTTGAGCGTTGGTATAACTCTGTAAAAGATGAAGCAGATTATTTACTAATTGTTGATACTGGCTCTACAGATAAAACAATAGAGTTAGCAAAGTCTTTTGGGATTAATGTCGCAGAGATTAGTGTAAAACCTTGGCGTTTTGATACAGGAAGAAATGCATCTTTAGCCCTAGTTCCTACAGATATGGACTATTGCATACCGCTAGACATGGACGAGATTATGCTCCCTGGGTGGAGAGCAGAGTTGCAAAAAGCATATGAAGCAAAAGCAACACGACCACGCTATAACTATGTGTGGAACTGGAATTCTGATGGAACTCCAGGACTTACTTTTGGTGGAGATAAAATTCATGCACGCCATGGTTATCGTTGGAAGCACCCAGTTCACGAAGTTTTAGTTCCTGACCGAATGCAAGAAGTTGCATTCTGGACTGGAGCAACTATGGAGCATCATGCTGATAATACAAAATCTAGGTCTCAATATCTTCCACTGCTTAAGGCATCTACAGAAGAAGACCCTAGTGATGATAGAAATGCTTTTTATTATGCAAGAGAATTATTTTTCTATAACAAATTTGAAGAAGCATCTAAGGAGTTTAAGAGACATCTTGCTCTACCAAATGCAAAATGGCCACCTGAGCGTGCTGCCTCAATGCGTTATCTAGGAAAAATTCATCCAGATGAATCAGAAGTTTGGTTTACCTTGGCTGCTGCAACAGCGCCTGGACGTAGAGAACCTCACGTTGATTTGGCTAAGTATTACTACTCAACTTCTCAATGGGAGAAATGCTTTGAGCAAGCAAGTATTGCTCTAGCAATTGTAGAAAAGCCATTAGAGTATTTATGTGAAGCAGAGTCTTGGGGATATCTCCCTCACGATATGGCAGCAATATCTTGTTATCATTTAGGAAAACATGATGAAGCAGTTGCATATGCAAAGGCTGCTTTAGAAATAGCACCAGAAGAAGAAAAAGAACGACTTACAAACAACTTGGCTTTCTGCGAGGATAAACTAAATGACAACTGAACAATATCCAAACTGGTTTATGCATGGAGCAGTTAATCTATTTTCTAAATATCTAGAAGAGTTAAAAGGAAAAGAGATTCATTGTCTTCAAATTGGAGCATACACTGGAGATGCTACAGAGTGGCTTTTAGAGAATATCCTTACGCACCCAAACTCAACTTTGACAGATGTTGACACCTGGGAAGGCTCTGATGAGTCAATCCATAAAGAGTTTGATTGGAAAGATGTAGAAACTGTATATACAGAAAGACATCAAAAACATATAGACTCTGGGCGTCTTATTAAAAAGAAAATGACTAGTAATTCTTTTTTTGAAGAAAATACAAATATGTATGATTTTGTTTATATTGATGGAGACCATACTGCTATTGCTACTCTAAAAGATGGAATAAATGGAATAGCAAGCCTTAAATTAGGTGGGATTGTTGCTTTTGATGACTACACTTGGGAAAGCGGTAAAGGACCTGCAAATAACCCTAAGCCAGGTATTGACGGTATCTTGCTGTCTTATGCACAGAAACTATTTACTTTAGAGATTTCTTTCCAGGTTTGGCTGAGGAAGATTTCCTAGGTCGTTTTACTTTTTTAGCCTTTTCTTTTTCTCTACGCTGTCTTTCAATTTTTTCAATACGTTCTGCTTTATAAGCATCAACCGCATTTGCGCTTGTTCGGCTTTTCCAAGCAAAACCACACTCGGAACAAGTAACAACTTTTGCAGTATTCCATCGTCCAGAACTATCTAGTTGAACAATTGATGTTTCTAATTTTCCAGGACGAGCAGTACAGTATGGACAATTTGGATACCTGCGACGTCTAGTTTCTTCTCCTAGATATGAGACAGAGAGTGCTCTACGAATTTCAACTTCATCTCTTCCACCCCAAACTCCCCAAATCTGACGATGCTCTAAAGCCCACTGTAAACAACTTTTGCGAACAGGGCATTGAAAGCATAAATTTTTTGCAGAGTATTTTTTATCAAATTCTGGAGCAAAAAACCATTCTATATTATTTTTATTTTCAGGCTTCGCACAAAGAGCACTTCTTTGCCACTCTAGGCTGTCAGCGGGTTTCCACATATGTAAAAGGTTACACTATTACACTATAAAACTATCGAAATAACTCAGTATGTCTCTATATTTCTATCCAAGTAATCTCTATTGCACTATCAACAAAATCTCCATACTCAGTCTCTCCATCTTCACTACAAACAATATAGTCATGTTCTTCTTCTAGATTTCCAGCCCACCCGGCAGAAATAATTGCTTTGTCAATATATTTGAATCCTTCACCTAAAGAATCAGCAACACCATCTCGTTGCAGTGAAGATGCAAGTGCTCTACGAATAATTTCGTTATCCAAGTCAACATCACCAAATGTATAATAGATAACAGCATCTTCTTTAGAGGGATAGTAATTTAATCCATGCCACTCAAGCCAGAGTTCTTCTCCTGGTCTTTTGTCTTTCAAAAGGTTCTCCTGACTTAGTCTTCGTCAAGGATACCAAAATCAAACTCAAATCTCTGTAAAGACTCTTCTTTTTCTCCAAGAAAATATACTTGGCCTGGGTCCATCATTTGATAGATACCAGAAATAGTTATTGAGCCGCACATACAGCAGACATCAACTACACCAAAATTTGTTACTTCTGGAGTATCAACTCCTACAAGTTTCATAACTATATGGCCAGACTCATCCATACTTTCTGGCTCCCAGTTAGTGTGGTTCTCAAGCCAGCACAACTCGCATAGCGCTAATAAGCGCAGCGTGGGTTTGGCCGCCATAGAAACCCTTTCTTAAAGAAAGTAAATTACTATGACAATTTTAGTCTTCTTATCTATCCTAGAGTATCTAATTCAGAGTCTAAAATGATATTTCTTTTCTGCCTAATAGTTCTTCTTTGCTTGGGGGTAAGACCGCCCCACACACCGAAACTTTCATGCTTAATGCCCCACTCAGCGCACTCTGCAATATGTTCGCATCTACCGCAGATATTTATAGCAAGTTTGTAGTCAGATAAAGATGTCAAGTTTTGCTCATCTCTATCTTCTATAAAAAACATTTCGGTTCCTACTTGAGAACAAAGCGCATTTGTAAATTTCCACGGCTGTTCAGCCATTCTTCCTCTTCTTCCTCTGAGAGTTTACATTTTAGTTACTGCTTTTCGTTCTCTAAATACCCCACCTCGTAGCCACAGCCAGCATAGCCAGCAATATCAACCCATGTATCTGCTTGGAAGCCAGACTTAGAGGCATAGCGTGCTACCTTAAGACCAACCATCATCATTGCTACATCTTCATTTGAAATCTTAATTCCAAGAATTACAGACCAAATTTTTGCAGTCCGCTCAAAATTATCTTCTGGGTTTCCATATTGCTTATTTCTTTCACCAGAAATAATCTTTGCTGCTTCTCTTAATGCTTCTACTCTATGTGGATGTGTCTCTGCCCCAGAAATATTCTCTGATGTAGTCATAGTTTTATCCTTGCTGTTACGCTAGCACGATAGACATTTTCTTCAGTTTTCTCGACTTCAGTATCGTAGTTAATGTGGTCAATAACAGACTTATTTTCTGTACCAACATACTTTTGTAATTCTTCTCTGACATTAATTGCCAGGTGTTCGTGGTCTTTTCCAAATACTTCAAATGTATAAGTTGCACTTGCCATTATTAGACCCTCTTTTCTAGATTCTCTGGTCTTAGGTGAATTCCATCTAACAAAGGTATTTTATTATCATCGCTTTTCATAATAATATCTCCATAGCGAACTCCAACAACTTTACCTTTTCTTCCATTTAGAGTGTACTTACCGCTCTCTTCATCAAAGGCATCAAACTTAACTCTTACAACATCAGTTACTTTAATTGCTCCTGGCTGAACCTGAATCCAAGTTTCACTATTATCTTCTTTTACAAGAGCATATCCAAGTGCTAATTTTGAAAATATATCTAATATTTCTTTTGAGTTGTCTGATTTTGGTGGACGCTTTGTGTTTTTCCATGTTTCTAATAATTCTAAGACAGCATCACCTGTCATCTTTTTTGTCTTATTCAAAGTGAGTTGTTCTTTTACCCACTCAATATTTATCTCTGCCATCATTTCTCCTTAATCAAAGTTGTTAGTTGCCGCCAGTTTTATCTGACGGCAACCCAACTATTCGTCTTTTAGAACGGTGCTGCTGGAGCAGATGCTGTAGCAGCAGTAGCAGGTGCTGGCGCTGGAGCAGGTGCTGGCGCTGGAGCAGGTGCTGGAGCAGGTGCAGCGGCTGTTGTTATTGGTGCTGCTGCAGCCGTTGTCCCTACTGGGAAGTAGCGACGGATTTCATTACGCTTTTGTCCGTTGTAAACTCGGTTACCAACGGTTCCACGGAACTTACGACCAAGAAGAACTTGCTCAATTGCAGCATTTGTTGGTGCTGGCGACTGAGCGAAGAAATCTTGTGTGATTCCCATTGCGTGCATCTTGCTAAAGAAAATTGCAAGTGCATTTTTATTTTCTGGAGATACAGTCAAGTTATCCCAAACAAAACGCTTATTGTAGGCTCCGCCTTCAACTTGCGTCTTTACTGAGAACATTGTCTTGCCAGTAGCAGTTACTTTTGCTGTTGCTTCTACAACTGTTAAGTCGTAGTCGCCATCAGGTAGCGCTTCGTAACTGCCACCGATTTCTCCAGCATCTTTGATGAGGTCGCCCCAATTGAGTGTGCTCATTCGTTGCCTTTCGTAGTCGTTGTGTTTTCTTGTGTTGCTGGTGTTGCTGTTTGTCTAGGTCCGAAAACTATATCTAGCATTCTTTCTATAGACAAATTCTGTTGTTCGACGATAGAACCTAATCGCCCCTGAACACGCTCTCCTGCTTCGTATTCATTTGTTCGTTCAACATACATACGACGAACTTTATATGGGGGTTGCATAGGGTCTGGATTTGGTAATTGCTCAACTGTAAGAGCACCAAGAATGTCATAGAAGTATGGCGCTTGAATTGCCAACTGTCCTTGTAGGTATGGCTTATTACGACTTGAGTC